CTACATTGCTACTGGCAGCAGTTTAGATATTGATTTCGATGTACACGGGTACATAGACACTTTGGAGGATGACGGATAATGAAATGGAATGTACTTAAAGATGTTGATGGGAAGCCAATACGTGCTGGTTATTGCGTTTTTGAGCCCTCTGTTGAAGAATCTGTTGAAGAATACGATTCTATGGATAAATCAATACTAGACGAAATTAACGCGAAACCAGTGGAAACTTCTGATTGCCATAAAGTTTTGCTAGGTTTGAATGCTGCGACTGCTACTGGAGAGTTGAAAGTTATTATTGAATTTTTGCAGGAAAAGTATTGTGGCTAATTATCTCGATATTAAAGGCGATAGTTATAAAGAGGATTTTTCTAATATTCAACAAATGTTGAAAGATTTGACAGAAATAATGAATACTTCTAATTGGGAAGGGCAAATTATAACTCATCAATTTGTAGGAATTACTGCTGAAACAATTAAACATAATATAGATAAAGTTCCGACAAAAGTGATATCGTTGCTACAAGAAACAGCCAAAGCTACTTTTAAGTTTGTTTCTGGTACATCTGAGAATATTGTGCTTGAATCAAGTGATGCTACTTTAAAATTAACATTTTATGTAGAATAGTAGAGAAGGGGAAAATATGGATGAGACAATAGCACCGATTGATGAGAAAATAGACTGCCTAGAAGCTTATATGTACGATAATATGCATCTTATTGACGCTCCTGTGACACATACTTTCACAACTCGAATGTATATCAGGGAAATTTGTATGCCAACTGGTGCTTTTCTTACTAGTAAAATTCATAAGACAGAGCACCCTTATGTAGTATTATCTGGATGTGCTTTTGTCTATTCCGAATCCAAGGATAAAGAAGAACTATACGCAGGCCATTCAGGAATAACTGAACCGAATACTAGAAGAGTTTTATACATCACTGATGAATGCAGGTGGGCTACTTATCATGTTCTGTCTGATGAGGAAGAGGAAGCCAGATTAGCAGGGGCAGATGTAGACACACTTTTAACCATGATCGAGGGCAGGATTATTGAAAAAAGAATGATTCCTGGTGACGAAAAGCAGACAATGTTTGATATGTACAAAGATAAACTTGAAGAACAGGGGGCAGCATGTCTTGGGCAGCAATAATTGTAGGGGTCGTTGGTGCTGGTGCTGGCGTTGTTGGTGCCAGAGAACAAGCTAGAGGTGTTAGACGAGCTGGACAAGAAGCTCAAGCTTTATCATTAACGCAAATAAATTTGCGTGACAGAGCTGCGGATACTTTAGATAACCTGGCTCAAAATATCCTTAGTGGTAAAGCAATTACTCAAGACGAGAGAAGAGTTATCAACATGGCCCAACAAGTGGCTTCTGGACAAATTGAAAGGGCTAGACAGACTGCGCAAAAAAATGTACTAGCAGCTCAAGCGGCTACTGGATTTTTAAAGGGCGGTAGAACTGCTAGGCAGCTCAGAAGACTTAACATTGAAGCTGGAGAATCGCAGCAAAGAATAGCATTAGCTAGAGAACAAGCTATTCAACAAGCGGTTGAAAGAAGACAGCAAACAGCAATTGGTGCATTACAAGCTAATTTAGGGCTTCAACCACAATTACCGCCGCAAGTATCACAGGGATTACCATCAGCCTCTATACTTGGAGCTGGACTTACTGGCATTAGTGGAGCATTATTCCAAGGAAGCGCACAACAACAAGCACAACAACAACAACAGCAGTTTATACAAAGTTTATTTGAACGGCAACAGGGAGCTGCTGGAACTACTGGAACTACTGGAACTGCTGCTTTATTGGAACAACGGGGTTAGTGCTTTAGGAGGCAATATGGCTACAGAAGCTGAACAATTAGCAATTCAAAATTTGCAATCACTGGCACAAAGTATCAGAGGTGCTGGCGATATTAAATTTCAAGCAGGGCAACAGCAACTTGGATTTCAACAGCAACAACTATTACAGCAACAAGCAAGACAACGCCAATTATCAGATTTTCAGGCTCAAAGGACATTTGCAACTGGTGAGCGAGAAGCTACTCAAAAATTCAGAACTGAAGCCGCAGAAACACAAAGAGAATTTGTAGCTGAAGAATCAGAATTAGAAAGGCAAACTAGAGAAACTATTGCCGCAGCAAGACGCCCGCCAGTAACAGACATTAATATTTCTATTGATAGTGCTGCACAGAAAACACTTGAAAATGCAACTGGTTCGGGATTTTTAAAAGCAGATGAAGATACAGGCAAAAGGGTTATTAGTGGTAGATCTGATGAACAAGCTAAATTTGCAGAAACAGAAATTATTGATTTAGAAGGTACTGCCGATGAAGATTTTAATAATCCTAGATGGAGAGCAGCACATAATTCTAAAATAAGAGACGCCATAAGTGTGTCTAAAAAATCTGGGCAAAGAGGGGCTGTACAGTTATTGCAATCTATGTTTATATCTGCTACTGCTAATAAAGACGAAGTTATCCGAAGAGTTACGAATTTTAGAAAAAGCTTAATTAATAGAGAAGTAGAATCACGATTAGCTAAAGAGGACTTTACAAAGGTAATATCTTCTTCTGGGTTAGCTGGCGTTAAATTTAGAGAAGCAACATCTGAGGAGCAGGCAATTCAAAGAGCTAGAGTAGAGCCACGAATCAGACAAGAAGTTGAAAAACAATTTAGTGGCATCACTGTCGAATAATGGTTAACGTTTTTTCTGGTACTGGACTAATACAACCGAAACGGAGAAGGAAACCTAAGTTTACTCCCGTTAATGTATTTAGTCAAGCACCAGCAATATCGGCACTGGACGATGAAGAACCCAAAGCACCACCGACTACCAAAAGTGTTGAGCAACCAGGGTTTGAATTCTTATTTGGTATTATTCCTACTGTCAATGTGGGAAATATCCTTGGTATCGAGAACGATACTGTTCGTTTATTTGCTAATATACTTTTAGATCCCATTTCAATTGGTGCAGCCTTCTTTACTGGCGGTTTGACTGCTGCTGGTAAAGTAGCTTCAGCGACTAAAGCACTTAAAACTACCAAAGGTGTTCTTCGTTCTATGAAAGGCGTGACCGCACTTGAAAGAGTCAACAGTACGAAGAGTTTTTTGAGAGTTCTTGCAAAAGCAGAAGCTAATCCAGAAGCTACTAAAGCTATTCAAGCAGCACTAAAAGCTGAAGATGCTATGGGTTTTACTAAAGCTGTACGTGGATTGGCAAAGACAAAAGTATCTTCTGGTCTAGAGAGACTTATTCCTTCTACTGATGAATTATTTAAATTAGATGATTTATTGCAAGCTGAGAAAGTCTTTGAAAGCGGGGCGGCATTAGCAAAGGTTAACAAAGAATTGGTTCCTGGTTTAGTAAAACAAGTCGAAGCTGGACAACGTTCTTTGATTCAAGCTAGAGTTCCTTTCACTAACATTAGGAAGACTGTTGTCGAAGGTAAACCAATTTTTTCAATACTTGACAACTTATTCCCTGCATCTCCTTTATTGTCGAAAACCACCACGGCAGTAGCACGAGGAAGCGGTGTGGCTGCCACAACATTTAGAGAGATGTTTCGAGGCATGTTAGATAATCGTGGTGTGTTTATGAATGATATCACTAGGAATAGTGATGAAGTCATTAAAGGACTTAAAACGAAATTGAATACATTAGCTCCTGGTTCTGAAGCAGAAGGGTTAGCTGATCTTTTATTCTTTGCTAGAGAAGGCCGTGGTATTTCTAAAAATGTTGTAGAAGAATTAGGGCTTATTGGAGAATTTGAACGATTAGGTATAAAATCTAGAGGTGCCAAAGAGGGCTTTGAATTTTTTGATAAGCTTGAATTTGATAAATTTATTAAAGGCAAAGGCTGGGAAAAAGCGACGAAAGAATTAGGTAGGGATCTCGGTAATCATTTTGAAGACCTCAGACTTTTTATGAATGAATCTGGGCTCGGACTTGATATACCTCATGTAGAAAATTATATTACTCGTTTATGGGATGTAGAAGTTAAAGAAGCCGGAAAATTAGCAAAGGATTGGGTTAGGACAGGTGTTTTTCTTAATAAAAGAAAATTCAATACTGCTATTCAAGGATTGTCTAAGAGTTTTAAATTAAAAAATACAAATGCTTTTGATGTTTTAAAAGAATATCAATTATTAAGTGGACGCATTGTGCAAAATAGAGAGATTATTGAAACAATTAAAAGTGCTAAAAATACTATCAGAATTGACAATATTGAAATTCCACTTTTAACTTCTGAACGCAAATTAAATAGACTAGGTATTAAAGGTGATTACACTAAAATCACTGATGAGAACTTGCGCAGAGTTATAGGTATTAGTGGTATACGTGGGGCTAGGGAATGGATGCCTAAGTCTGCGGCTAGAGATCTCGGTGTTATCTTTGGCAGACCTTTTGATGGACCTATTGCTAAGTTTGCTGATAAATTCAATGCTAATGCTAAATTTCTCCAACTAGCCAGTTCATTTTTTCATAGTGTCGCTCTAACTGAGTCAGCCATTGCTACACTCGGACCAGTTAAAGGAATTAAAACTGCTATTAGTCTCGGTGGTGGCTTACCATTACCAAAAGGTATTCGGACAGCACTACTTAAATCTGGGCTAGGTGATAATGTTGTTGCGCTTTCTGACGATGCTGCTAATTCTGCAATTGCTGCGGGGCTAGATGTGGCTAGAGCTCCTGATTTTCAGATGAATTTAGTACAAAAAGGATTACAAACCATTGAGAGTACAGTTACTCGTTCAATTCCTGGCGTGGGTAAAATGATCGGTAGCCTTCCTAGAAAATATACTGAAATGTTTAATGAAGCTCTATGGGATAATTATCATCGTCCATTGAAACTCATTGGTTATCAAGATCGTTTGGCCCATCTCAAAAAGATTAGTCCTAATGCTGATCCTAGTCAATTAGCTGCTACTGCTGCTTCTTTTATTAATGACGCTTTTGGTGGCCAAAATTGGGAACGACTTTTAGTACATCCTAAATTTAAGCAAGCAATGCACTGGTCTTTTTTAGCCCCTGATTGGACTATTTCTAATTTGAGAATTGCTGGTATTGGGTCTACTGGTATTAAAGGTGCTGTGAGGGGTGTCTTAGGTCAAGGCAGGAATGGCAAAGAGGAGCTAGTAGGAGCTTACTGGAGAACTGCTTTGCCAGTGATGTATGCTATGAGTAATATTCTTAATCGTGCTTCATCTGGGCACTGGTTGTGGGAAAATGCCCCCGGTCACAAATTAGACATTGAATTGGCTGAGAGGGACGAAAAAGGTAAACTTAGTTATGTTAAGCTAGGTAAACAATTTAGGGAACCTTTTCGCTGGTTAACTGAGCCTGATAAGATATTTGGAGCTAAACTGGCCCCTGGTGTCCAAGTGGCTGTTGAGCAATTGACTGCCCACTCTACTACTGGGTTTCCAACTGAATTAGCAGAACTTAATATTAAGAAAGTGCCTATGACATTTATGGAAAAGGTACCTACAAGGGCTAAAATCTTTGTTGAGAAATTTGTTCCTTTCTCATTTCGTGGTAATAATTTTATGATGGCGTTACCAAAGTCTACTTTTAGTGAAAGAGATGCTATTCTTGGTGTGGCTGATGCTATAAAAGGAACTAAATTTACTGGTTCTGATTCTTTGGCGGTTAGAGAAATTCTTAAATTAGCTGCTGCTAATGGGTTAAATGTTAATAGAATTAAGGGGGCTGTTAAAAGAGAAGTAGGCGATCCGAGGGGGCTTTTGAATCAGGATTTAGAGATAGGAGGCTTAAGATGAGTGGTATTGATCCTGAAAAGTTTGGTCATTTGTGTGGAATGGTCGAAGGTATTCATGAGAGCACTAAACGTATCGAAGCCAATCAAGAGAAAGATATTGAAACTATTAACGGTAAACTTGACGATCATGGTATTCGTATTACTAAAATAGAGACTAGAAATAAAACAGTTGCTAAGGGTATTTTTGGGCTTAGTGCTTTGTGGGGAGCTTGGAAGATTATTGTGGGAGTTATTATCTGATGACAATACCAACAGCAGATTTTAGAGATACAGATTTAAGCAATACAGGTGTTTGGACGCAAACCGGTGATCCCCAGTTTGAACCAGATCTTTGGTCTTCGGAGGATGTTGCCACTGATCTTGATGGTACCGATTCTTTAGCTGCTGCAAATGTTATCTCAAGTGGATCAACAAAGATGTCAGGTTCTATTTGGCTAAAGCGTGATGCAGTAGCATCAAGGACAGAAGTATTTTTTTCTCAGCAAGCTGGTTTTAACACTACAGGTTTTAAGTGTCTTTGGTTTGTTGGTACGCTCAGAATTGTTGCATATGACACAGGGGGAAACAGTGTTCTTTCCCAGATAGCGGAATCAAATGTTCCACTAGGCTCATATTTTCATTTTGCGTGGGATGTAGAAGCTCTTGGTAGTGGTGCAGCAGACATAAACATTCGTATTAACAGTGTTGAGCCTAGTTATACGGCACAAGATTCTCAAACAGCAGCAGGATTTAATAGTTTTACAAGTACTGACGGAATAGACATTGGTTTTGCTACTGGTGAATTTAGATTCACCGGACAGGAAACAAGACCAGTACTTTGGGATAATGTCGCCTTAACTTCTGCACAGTGGACTGAAGAATTTGCTAATGAAAAAGCCCTTCAATTAGCAAACGGTATTCAAGGTGGTGCTGGAAGACCAAATTTTAGGCTTGATTTTTTGAGACAAACAAGGAAGAATAAAGGCATTACTAGACATAATAGATAAAGGGGAGCCTAATGGGTGGCAAGATACCAGATAAAAAAATACTTCATTACGATAATGTGACATTAACTGCTGCGCAATCAGCAGCAGGGGTTACTAACAATATTGACGTTACTGGCTTCGATCAAGCTAGTATATATGTAGAATATGATCCAGCAGTAGCCGCAGAGGTAATAACAACTGGTGTTGAATTCTCAACTGATGGCACAACTTGGTTCCCAGAAACTGATGAAACTGTTACTTCTGGTGTTGCTACTCAAGTAGCAAAAACTAGAGCATTTACTTCTGTAGGAGGAGCTTCCCAGTCATTACCTGTCATTTCAATTCCTGTAGCTGACAGACGTATGAGAGTGTTAGTATCTGATAGTGTTGGTACTACTGGCACTGTTACTATTAATGTTAGACTAACTCTTATTAACTAACAATGAGTAGAGCTAGGTTTGATGGTAGGTCTGGTCCAGAGGACAGTGATGGTAATCAAATTACTGTCATTAAAGTCATTAATGATACTCCTGTCACTACCGAAGATACTAGTTTTGTCGTAGGAGACAGCCCCGCGACTTTTGACGTTAATACAGCATTAGGAAGAAATGGTACACAATTTCAGGTATTTAATGATGGTGCTGGTGACATAGATGTTTCAATATCTAATGATGGTGCAGTTTTCGGAAATGAACATAGTGTACAATCTGAAGAGGTTTATGTTATAAATAATATAAGTGTTGATAGCATAAGAATAACACATACAGGGACAGATTCAGCTTATAGGGTACTGGCATTATGACACTTCGACCACATGGACCGGCGAATACTCGTCAAGTTAAAAACAACATGGGTACAGGCCTTACTAAAGACTGTTTTGTGTCTATAAATTCTGGTAATAATAAACAGTTTGACGTTTCACCAGGGACTCTAAGATTTCTTGACAACACTACAGACCCATTAAAACCTGTCTTTACAGAGAAATTCTTTCCAGGTGAAAACGGTATTGATATTAATCTCACTGGTTCGGCTAATACTACAACAGTGGCAATCGATGATACGCTAACAGTTTTTGCGGAAAATTTTACTGGGCCGGATACCCGTACTCAAAATAGAAATAGAGTGCAAATTGCTATCGTATTTCATATAGGTGACAATCCAATTATTTCTATCTTACCTCTAATTTCTAATCTCAATATAGATTCACAGTTCGCGGCTGTCGATTTAATGAAGTCTGTAGGTAGAATCAGGCAAACTGGATTGAGGATTTCATCAAACGGTGCTAATTTAATGCTTGATAGATCTTCTGGTACAGAAACATCACCTTTTTTTGAGAACTTTGAAAATAATCCAGAGGACCCCAGCACACTTATTCTACTTTCTTCTATTGCTTTTTCTTTTGCACCTACTTGGTCAGATGGAGCAGGGGGTACAGCTGTGGGCGCTCTAGTGACAAATATAGACCCAAGTGTTTTTGACGATGGAACTGGTGGTACTACTGAACCAAATGGTACTGTGAATAATAATAATGCTCAAATAATAAGGATTTTTGAACTCAATGCAGCCTTCGCTTTTACGTATGGCGCAGTGGTATACAATAATATTTCTGCTGCTGCTGATTCCGTAATGACAGAACAATTTACAGCTACTGATGTTTTCGGAGGATCTGCTTTTAGAGGGTTTCTTATTGTACGTGGTGGTGCTACTGACCTCTCACTTTCAACAGATGCATTGTTCTTCAATCCACCAACAGATTTTGTTTCAGTAAGGGTTGGTTAGTGAGTAGTCAACAGATAAATGATATCGAAGCAGAGATATCAAGACTTGAAGTGTTGTGTAAGGACTGTTTGGCGAAAAGGCATTATCAGCAATACAATCATTTCAGAACCAGGATACAGGATTTAGAAAAAACTGTAGCGGCATTAAAGGATTTAGATGACAGAATTGGAACTTGAAAAAGGAGTATAAAGTGAAAAAACTATTACTAATGGCTACACTACTGTTTTGTTTAATTAGCTGTGGAGAATTTTTTACAGGTAAAAAAATAACTACAATTGACCCAGTAACTAAAGAGAAGAAGATTACTTACGAAGCTGCTCCTATTGAGGGGTGGGTAGCTCTGCTTACTGCTGCCGTACCTGGATTGGGTTTTGCTGGATTAGCAGCAGCTAGATTAGCTAAAAATGCAGCAAGAGCTAGAGATGGTATGATAGATGCTAACGAAGAGGCAATAGATAATACTGATTGGACAAAAATTAATACTGCTGAATCAGTTAAAGTACTATTAAATACAGCACAACAATCTCATGCTGATTCTAAATTATTGGCAAAGACTTTCAAGAAATGGCATAATAAAAGAAAAATCAAGAAAAGTTTGTAACGTACCACTCCCCTAGACCGATGGCATCAATCTTATCAGGGCTTTCTCCTTCAAGATTGATGTCATATTTTTCTTTAATCTTCTTAATAATTCTTGGATGATGTATTTCTTTTGGGAGACTACCTTTCCATTTTGCCACTTCTATTAATTTAAAAGGAATATCTCGTTGATACAAAGTACCGTGAATCATACCAACTAGATGAAATAAAACAAATATATGCCCACTCCTAGCCCCAGGCCCTCGTTTCAATGGCTTTTCACAGATAACTAGATCAGGTTGTTTTGTGCATACTTCATATAACAATTGATTAGAAACTAATTCACAGCGTATATAAGGATCTTTATTACTTATTGATATTACACCGCTGCTTTCAAGTTTTCCATCTTCATAGTAGGAAAAACCGCATTCCGAAGTTCCAGGGTCAATGCTGAATAGTTTTCGAATGGTAGCCATATTGTATTAACCTCTTCTTCACTCATAGATTGTTTATTTGCCCAATTAGTTAGAGTATATTCTACATCAACTGGCAGGGGCACATCAAATTCTGGCATATCTTCCATTAATGCTTTGATTTTTGGCAACAGATCCCACTCTCCATCAGCTATTTCAAACACAATTTCATCATGAATAAGCTGGATGACATTGCTTTTGTAATCGACTAATAGATCTTTCACTTTTAATAGTGCCTTCTTGAACACATTGCAAGCTGTCCCTTGAATCAAATAATTAACACACTTCCTACTCTCGTCTTTAGGAATGCAGTATTGTCTGCCAAAGGGATCTTCGATATAGCCGTTGTGGAATAGTTCTTCTTTCAATTTAGCATCAAGTTTCTTGAGAGCTGGCGTCTTATCGTGGAATGTTTTGATAATTTTAGCCGCTTCATTCTCTGGTATATCAAATTTCTCTGAAAGACTAGGAGCCCCCCCACCATAAAGAATTAGGAAGTTAATAGTCTTGGCTTCACTTCTAGTTCGTTTCACTTTGTCTGCTGTCATTTGGTGAATATCAAAATCAGGATCATGAAACCCTTTCACTGATGCTTTATCCCCTGAGAAGTGTGCGAACAAGCGATACTCAATCTGTTTGTAATCGAAATAGAAATTAGTGAACTCAGGTTTGTTGATGAAAATTGCACGAAGGATATCGTCTTTAGTCTGATTCTGTAGATTAGGGCCGCTACTAGAGAACCTTCCAGTTCTAGCCTGAGACAAATTAAAACTAGTATGAAGTATATGTTTCTTGTCTAAGTTGCCGATGATCTGATCTCTAATATCCTTTATTAATTTGTCTGTTCGTTTCATTTCAAGAAAATCAGGAATGAATTCAGCTTTGTACTTTGGTAAAGTAATTTTGTCTAACACAGCTTCTTTGGATTCTGGACTTACTTTAATACAGGTTTCTCCAGCGGCAAACAAAGCAGCAGCAAGTGGGCGCCCCCCACTAGGTTCAAGTACCATACCGGTACTGGATTTGATAGTTTGCTGTAGAGTAGTGAATTTTTCTTTTAATTTGGCTATGTTTTCTTTGGCTTTTTCTTTATCAATCTTAACACCAGTATCTTCAATTTCGATGAGGTACTCTTGAGTTTTCATGTCCATACCATACATGGGTATCATTGTTTTAATCGGTGTTTTAAGTATTTGATAAAGCTGTGAGGTATTGTAAGCATCAACAGCACCATAAGGATTAATAATTTCAGGGGGTACTTCATAGTACTTCCGTTTCTTCTTAGAAATCTTATTGTCTTCGAACCATTTATCAAGGGCTGCTAATTCTAGTGCTTCAAATGATGGATCATATTTCTTAATAAGGTTTTCTAATTTAAACGACCAAGCATATGTGTCAACATCCTTGGCCATTAGGAAAGTGTCATGCAGTCTTCCCTTAATATCAAATTTAGCTTTCCTAATCATCTTGATATCGAACTTCATATTGTGGAAAACTTTAGTGATCTTGTCGTTAGCAAAGAAAGTTTTCAATATATCCTTAGTTTCAGGAGATGGAAAAACTATAGAAACATCTCCAGCCATATTAGCGAACTGGTACATAAATGGTTTATCCCCTTTATAGGGATTGAGGCCAGTTGTTTCTGTATCGCATGAAATTATTGGGCCTTCTGGGATAACATCAATTTTATATTCTATTTCTGGATAAGATAATAAATTACCGGCCATCGTTTGGTATTTCTTCCGCAGGATGTGGAGATAACACAACTAATTCTCTTATAAAGCTAGCATTACTTAGATGTGTTTTAAGTTTTAACACAAGCTTGGCATCATCACAGAGGTCACATAGTGACATACCTTGCGAAATAATATTTAAATCTTCTATGAATTTGTCTAACATCTTCATTTGTGCGAAACTCTTTTCTTTTTCTGTAATCATTCCTTTTCCTCCTTCAAAAGTTTCTTCAGCATCTGTGTAAATGCTTTGGTTTTTTCTAATCCGTTGTTCTTCCTAATAAGGCATCTATTTCTAATCAGCACCCTAATATAATCATTGGAATTATTTGCTGATTGAAAAGCATCACCAATTTCTTGATGTGTTAATGTTTTGGTACTTAACAATAAATCTAGTGTTGGTTTTAGTGATGCTCTTTTTTTGTCTATTACTCGCTCTGGATCGAATACTTTTTCCATAACTTCTTTCTCATCAGCAATTGAAGAGTTATTTCTTTCTTGGCTAGCGTACATATCATATTCACAAGCTTGACTGTCATAGTTTTCTTCCATTAGTTTAACTGCTGCTTCTACAAATTCTTTTGTTATTATGAGTTTTGTTCCTTCATCATTCATATGGTAAAGATCAGCAGCTAATGCGCCGCTAAAAGTTGCTATTTTTCTCCATTGAACACTACCTTGTACTAATGATATTGATGATTCATATTTCTTAGCCATTTTCTTAGCCAAAGCATATACCATTTCTATGGCTTCAGCAGTAAATATAATATCATCTGGTTTCAGTGACCAAGCATTCAGTAATTTAAAACGAAATTCATCCTGTGCGATGTCTGTTTTAATCTTGGGTGGATTCTTTTGATTAATCAAGTCATTGGGATTGTCTTCTTCTCTTAGAAAAAATGCAGTAGTGAATCTAGTTATATCGGCAGCATGGCCAAACAGATTAGGCAAAGCCATAATTGGATATGGATTAGAAGAAATACTACCTGTTGGGTCGTTTGCTAGAATAATTAATCGTGTCATACACACTGTTTGCCGTTTAGCATCAGCTTTATTGTAATCTGCTTTACCTTCACGCACTGTTCTTAATGCTTCGATAGTATTGGTGAGGTGGCTTCCTTCATCTAATGTTAAGATGCGGCGATGTTGCTGTACGTATGATCCCCATGAGAAATATTTTTTTAGTACCATCCCCCCAATCAAACCAACTGTAGTACAAGCTGCGGCATCAAGAACCAAACCAGCCTTATAAAACTTACTCATAGAATCAACAACTGCATTTTTACCAGTATTGCTATCGCCTATGATTACAGTTTCCATATATGAATTTCTAATAACACCGTCAAAATTAATTTGTAGTGGGCTATGAAAAGTAAGATCAACTATGCTATGTAAAGCAGAACGCTTATAGATATTAGTAACGTTATGTCCTAAAATACCCATAAGCTCGCGATGCTTTTTTAAGATAGATTTAACAGACAGCTTACTCGGGCAAAACTTTTTCTTTAATTTAGCTACTTCTTCTTTTAGCGGCGCTACAAAGTTGTCAAGTAACAACTCTTGAGGAGTAGCATTAAGAATGACAAAAGAAGTTTGCTGAGTATGAGGATTGTGACTAATATATCCATCCAACTTATATTCAACATTTAATTCAAGTGCCTTTCCCAAGTTAAAAGCCTTTGTATTTTCTTTAGTTACTGTCTTTTCTTTTCTCTCAAGGGAAGGTGATAAAAGAACTTGTTGAATACTTGTCACTTCTAATGGTATGTGTTTTACCCGAGAACACATGGACACAATATCATGCCGTTTTTTAAGTTCCTTTATTACCTTGTCATCATTAATTGTGGACAGGGCTAATAGAAAATTGTCTGTTTCATCTATTTCTGCTTTAAGTTCTCCGCCTTTCCTAGCTAGTGGACAAAATTCACATTTCTTACCAAAGCCTATGTCACATTTAAGTTTATAGCTGTTTGGTACTGAGTAATGATTTTCATCTTCACCTGTGATCCTGGCCCCGATAGAAACGCTTTTGCCGTAATTATCAGGAATAAATAAGTCAACAATATCACTAAGAGTGTCAGCTTTGGCTTCAGGCACGTTTGTCTCGATAGGCTTATCATTTTCAGTATCCAGCAACTTTTTAAAGTCTTTTTCGCCATACCCTGCTTTGTAGAAATCAGTGATGTCACCGGCCATAGGTAAAGTAACAATTTCTAATTTACTCGCAAATGGGTATAGTTTTTTAAGCAATCGCTGTGCCCCTTCGCACCCTCCTTTGTCATTATCGAAAACTATGTACACTTCTTTATCTTTGAATTCATCAGCAAATGGGTGAAAGTTATTGACACCGCCAGCAGTAATTGAAGAAAATCCCCAAGAATCAAGTAAAATTGTATCCCATTCTCCTTCACATAAGAATAACTTATCATTTTTGAGATTATCCCAAGGGAATATTCGCCCACTTTCACCGTATGTTTTTTCTCCTCGTTCCTTCTTTTCTTTAGAGGTGAGATAGTCATAAGGTAAATTTTTTACTATTTCCTTATCCGTAGTACCATTTTTAATTTTCCTGATGTCACAAAAGAAACCATGGGTGTCACTAATTGGTACAGTAAACCTCTCATCATCATCGTCATAACCGATCAAGTGGGCTTTAATTAAACCGAAATTTATACCCCTTTCAGCTAATTCTCGCTGTCTTTCTATGTTTTCTAGCAAATCATTGTGAAAATTCCTAACAACACGTTCTGGTATAATTGGTCGTATGTATTTGCTGTACATTGACTGAACACTCCAGTCAAATGTAGACTTCTTATTTAATCTTTTAGTACGCCAAATATAATGAAATCCGACTACATTTTTACCTTTAGACCCGCAACCAAAGCAATTAAACCCTTTAGTGAGGTGAATTGAGAATGATGGTTTATCATCCTCATGGAAAGGACAACATATTGGTTTTGATTGACCAGATGATGAAAATTCAAGATCTGGTAAGTAGTGCAGATAAAATTCTTCACTGTCAACAGCCGCTATAATTTCATTAATGATAATATCATTATCCATTTGACTTCTCTTTCTCTAATAAGGGGGCCGAAGCCCCCTAATGCTTAGTATTCTATATCGTCACTGTCGTCAGATGTGATAACGGTGACAGTTTCTGTTGATTGTTTGTCTTCGTCTTCAGGCCCTTTGATATATTTATTGAAGAAAGGAATTGGATAATTTTCTGGCTTCTTTGGATTGATCCACACACTAATTTCAATAATACATTCTTCAAGAGAATCCATTGCTTCATCAGGTGTTTTTAAATCAGAAATACCAAGTTTTTTCATTTCTCCTTTGAATCTATCCATGTTGATTTGGGTTTCTTCATCAGCTTCATTCTCAATAAAAAAAGTACGCTTAATAGTTCTTCCAGTATTATCGCCAGTAAGAATCTTGAGTTCAAACTTAATACAGTCATTACCTGTTTTGGTTTTATCCCAGAAAGAGGATTCAATTCTAGCTTGGCATTTACCATCTTTATATTGTTTCCATTCTTTTTTCTTCTCTATAGCGCCTTTACTTTTTTCCCACATTTTTGCATATTTACTTACACTTGATTTTTTAACTTTGCCCATCATCGGGTCCTTTCATAAATTTCATATACGAGCTAACAGCCTCTTCACCAGATAACCCTGCTGGAAATCTGGCTGGTAACAAGCCCATGTTGTCACCAGATAATATTCCGGAAAGAGGCGAACATACAAATACACGACTAGCTTTTATCCTAATTAAAGTCTCCTTTCCCTCGTCGTCTAACTCTCTTTTGAATTGCCGCACACCCATATACAGGGTTTGCTGAGTGATCTGCGGTATGATTTTTTCAGTCAACCAGTTAAGGTTGGGTTTTATTAAAGTGCCTGTGTAGAGGCTATTAGTAACTTCGGTGGCTTTTTCAGAAGTTATGTACCATTTAATGCCAGGGAGTTTCGAAAAATCCATTAGAACTTTCGTGAATTCATCTTCAACTAATTTCCATTTGTTACTATCCAAGTCATGAATATCATCAACTTCTTCTTGTTCGCAGATATGCTCGATACATTTGTCATAAATACCGTCAATCTTGTCAATGACATAATGAGAAGGAGTTTTGTCTTCTGGAACTGCTTGGTGTGCAGAAAGTGCTGCTTTAAACATGTCCCATGTAAGGTCATTACCTTCTGCTACCCAAAAACTTGCATTCGACAAAGCCTCAGAAAAACTAGTAGTCCCAATGTATCTAGGACCATACAGTAAGACCCCATAGTTATCATTACTCATCTCGAACCTCTCTTATTGGTGTGCTATCTATGTCTGCAACATACTCAGCAGTTAGATAGTCGTGACTTGGATAGTAACAAATGGAAATTAGTTGAAGATGAATTCACGAAAGTTCTAATGGATTTTTCGAAAC